CGTCGCAGTATGTCGACGCCGTGCGCAATGACTCGATCTCGCAGATGACCGAGATGATCGACGCCGCCGAGGCAAAGGACGGCACCGGGCTGATGCGCAATCTCGGCATGCGGCTGTTCGACCTGGATAACCCGGCGATGACTGCCGACATCGTGCGCGAGGTGTTCAAGCTGGGCGACGGGCACACCGGCAACAAGACCGCGCAGGCCGCGGCGAAGGCCTGGCTCGACACGATCGAGACGATGCGCCAGCGGTTCAACGCTGCGGGCGGCAACGTCGGGAAACTGGCTTACGGCTACCTGTCGCAGAAGCATGACGCGCTGAAGGTGTTCGAGGCCAAGGCCGACAAGTGGGCCGCCGACGTGCTGCCGCTGCTGGACCGCGAGCAGTACGTGCGGCCCGATGGCTCGCTGATGGATAACGCCGAAGTGACGGAACTGCTCAAGGCCTCGCACGAGACGCTGGCCACCGGAGGAAAGAACAAGGTCGAGCCCGGCCAGTTCGTCGGCACCGGCGCGAAGGCGAACCGCGGCAGCGATCACCGGGTGCTGCACTTCAAGGACGGCGACGCCTGGATGCAGTACATGGACGCCTACGGTCAGGGCAGCCTGTACGACTCCATGACCGGGCACATCGGCGGCATGGCACGCGACATCGGACTGGTCGAACGGTACGGCCCGAACCCCGAGCAGCAGTTCCGCGTGCAGAAGGACATCGCTGAGCGCGCGGACGGCGCCGGCACGCAAGCCAACCGCGGCGCGCTGCTGGTCAAGCCCGAGTCGGCGTGGAACGTGGTCAGCGGCAAGGCTGGCATGGCCGAGAATCGCGTCGTGGCTCAGGTCGGGCAGGACGTGCGCAACATCCAGACCGCGGCCAAGCTCGGCGGCGCGGTGCTGTCGTCGTTCACTGACGTCGGCACGATCGCCAGCTCGCTGCACTACAACCGACTCCCGTACTTCGACATGCTGGCCAACGTCGGCCGGCAGATGACGAAGGAGAATCGGGCGTGGCTGCAAGAGCACGGCGTCATCGGCGAGGCGCTGGTGTCCACGCTCAACCGCTGGACCGGCGATAACATGACGCACAGTCTCACCGGGCGTGCGGCATCGTCGGTCATGAAGCTGTCCCTCATGAACGCATGGACCGATGGCCTGCGCGGCGCCTTTGCACAGACCATGATGGGCGGGCTGGCGCGCATGGCGAAGAAGTCATGGCAGCAGCTGGACGACTGGGACCGCTACCTGCTCGAGCGGAAGGGCATCAGCGAGACCGATTGGTCGATCATCAGCCAGGCGAAGGCCGAACTTGACCCGAGCGGCGTCGAGCGGCTGACCGCAGACAGCGTGCGCGCCACCGGTGTGGACGGTGCCGAGCAGGCCGCCACGAAGCTGCTGTCGTTTGTCATCGACGAGTCTCAGTTCGCCGTCGTGAACCCGGACGTGGCCACGCGCGCCATCGTCACCGGCGGCGGCATGCCGACCGGCACGCTCAAGGGCGAGGCCATGCGGTCGTTCGCGCAGTTCAAGTCGTTTCCAATCGCGATGATGACGCGGCACTGGCGCCGGATCTTCGAGACGCCGCAGGGCCTGGAGGGTGCGCCGGCCGGGTTCGGCGGTCAGACCGCGGCGGCCGGGCGCGTCAACCGCGTGGCTGGGCTGGCTGCGCTGAACGTCACCGGCATGATGCTTGGCGCCATCGTGCTGCAGAACAAAGCGCTGGTGCAGGGAAAAGACCCCTACGACATGACCGAGGGAAAGTTCTGGCTGCGCTCGCTCACGCAGGGCGGTGGCATGGGCTACGTGGGCGACCTGATATTCAAGGATCCGACCGAGCAGCGAAGTAGCACCGTCGAGCAGACGGTCGGCACTGTGCTTGGGCCGGCTGCCGGCGCGGCGGCTGGCCTGGCCGGCGACCTGATCGTGACGAACGCATGGGAAGCGGCCAAGGGTAAGGACACCAAGGCGGCAGCCGAGACGCTGCGCTGGGTCAACTCGCAGCTGCCCGGCCAGTCCTTATGGTGGGCGCGCGGGGTGTGGGAGCATTCCTTCGTTTATCAGGCTCAGGAAGCGCTCAATCCTGGATACTTGGCACGGATGAAGCAGCGCGCGCAGAAGGACTGGGGCCAGTCCTACTGGTGGGATCCTGCCGAACTCACGCCGGACCGCGCGCCGGATCTGTCGCGCATCACTGGGGACTGACATGGCCGACCCGAAGGACTACGAAGCCGAACTCGAACGCATCCAGGGCATCGCGCTCGAGCACGCGATCGGCGAGATGGATGCCTCCGATGAGCGCGGGCTCGACACCAAGGAAGACCGCGGCGACCGCGGCTTCCTGACCGGCATGGCGGCCAAGTCCCTGGGCGTGGCTGTGCGCATCGAGCAGTTCCTGATCCTGCGCCGGCGCGAGGGTTTCGGCGACGACGAGGCAGAGCAGCAGGCGGCGACGTCGAACATGGTCAAGAAGGCGCGGGCCGAAGTGAGGGGAATCCTTGAACGCGTCGGCACCAAGCGCGAACGATAAGGCATCGTTCCCCGAGTTTTTCCTAATCTGGTCGAAGCGCCAGCGATGGACGGTGCCCGACATCCATTGGCGCGCGGTGTCGTGGCTGGAGACGCGCGGCGACCTGGCGGTGTTGCGCTGCTTCCGCGGCTTCGGGAAGTCGACCATTCTGGCGGTGTACAACGCGTGGAGTTTCTACCGCGACCCAACGCACCGGATCCTGCACCAGTCCGAATCGGACCCGACCGCCTACAAGACCAGCCGCGACACCAAGGCGGTGCTGCTGGCGCATCCGCTCACCAAGGACATGCTGCGCGAGGGCGAGGTCGAGCAGTGGTGGGTGAAGGGGGCGATCGATGCGCGCAATGCGTCCATGTACGCAAAGGGCATTCTTTCGAACGTCACCAGCGCACGCGCCGACGAGTGCCAGAACGACGACGTGGAGGTGCCGCGCAACATCCAGACGCCCGAGGGCCGGGAGAAGCTGCGCTACAGGCTCGGCGAGCAGACGCACATCCTGGTGCCTGGCGGGCGGAAGCTGTTCATCGGCACGCCGCACACCCATGACAGTCTCTATGACGAGCAGCAGCGCCTCGGCGCCGACTGCCTGACCATCCGCATGTTCGATCACGAGCACCGCATCGAGGCGGCCACCGAGCGCCGCTATACCGTACCCTTCGCGCCCGAGATGGTGTTCACCGGCATCGGTGAGCACGCGCACCTGCTCAAGGCTGGCAAGGACTACGAACAGACCGGGCGCGTGATCGTCTTCAAGAAGGCGCCCGGCGCGCTGGTCGACTTCTACGCCGGCAGCGCCTGGCCGGAGCGGTTCAACCCTGCCGAGATGCTGAAGCGCCGCCGGCAGACGCGCACGATCAACGAGTGGGATTCTCAGTATCAATTGCACTCGAAGCCGGTCACGAACACGCGCCTGGACCCCGACCGCATCACGCCATACGACGTCGAGCCGGTGCTGCGGACAGCCAACGGCGAGACGATCATGACCCTGGGCGGCACGCAGATCGCATCGGCGACTTGCCGGTGGGATCCGGCCAGCGGCAAGCTCAACAGCGACGTGTCGGCGGTTTCGCTGTGCCTGCAGGACGAAGGCGGCCGGCGCTACCTGCACCGGATCATGCCACTGGTCGGCGACGTGGCCGAGTTCTCCGAGGACGGCCGGACCATCACAGGCGGCCAGGTGTGGCAACTGTGCGAACTGGTCGAGCAGTTCCACCTTCCGAAGATCACCGTCGAAACCAACGGCATCGGCAAGTTCGCTCCGGCCACGCTGAAGGCTGCGCTCAAGCAGCGCGGCCTCGTGTGCGGCGTGAAGGAACTGAACGAGACGGGCAACAAGAACAAGCGCATTCTGGAGTCCATGGAACCGCTGCTGCTGGCCAATGAGATGCTGTGGGCGCACGTCTCCGTGATGGACGGCCCCCTGCCGCAGCAGATGCGCGACTGGAACCCGATGGTGCAGGATCAGCCAGACGACTACCTGGACGCCACGGCCGGCGCGGTGTCGGAAGCGCCTGAGCGGATCGGCCGAAGGGTAAAGATTTCTACGGAACGTGAGCCCCAGCATTGGCGCCACTCTGCGGGCGTCCACGACGTGATCTCCTAGCGCACCGCGCCCGCGTTCCCGAAACGCGAGGCGTCGATGTCTGTTGCTGCAGAAACCCCTATCACCAGCGCGCTCGCCAATGGCGTCACGACGGTGTTCCCCTATGCGTGGACGCTGCTCGATGCTGACGACCTGGTCGTGCAGGGCACAACTGGCGGCGTCACCACGACTTACCCGAGCAGCGCTTACACGGTCAGCGGCATCGGGCTGAGCGCCGGCAGCGTGACGTTCGCCGTCGCGCCGGCCAGCGGGGTCATCATCACGATGTACCGCAATACCGCGCTGCTGCGCGAGACGGACTACCAGGACAACGGCGACCTGTTGGCCGACGCGGTCAATCTTGATTTCGATCGGCTGTGGATGGCCATGCAGGACATCCTCACCGGTGGCAAGGCGGCACCGTCCACCCTGCGTGTCCCGAACGGCGAGACGGTCAACCAGCTGCCTGCGGCTGCCAGCCGGGCCGGCTACTACCTCGGCTTCGACGGATCCGGTCAGCCTTCGCTGCTGTCCCCTGCCAGCGGCACCGCGCTCGATCTGGCCGCGGATCTGGCCGAGTCAGCCGATGCGCTCAAGGGTGACGCCAAGATTGGCGTCCGTCTCGTTGCTACCGGTGCCATTGGCCGCACGCAGCACAGCGTCAACGCCGAGCGCATCAGCGTGCGCGACTTCGGCGCTGTGGGTGACGGCGTGGTGGACGACACCGCGGCCATTCAGCTGGCACTCGACTTCGCCGAGCGTGCGTCGATCGCGCCGGAACTGAGCGGTGGCGACATCGAGGTGGTGTTCCCGACCGGTCGCTACAAGGTGTCGGCGATCGACGTCGGCATCCGAGCTCGACTGCGCTTTGCAGGCGGCGTGCTGATCCCGCTCGACGTGAGCACGCCGCGCACGTATATGGTCAAGTTCGAAGGCCACAGCACGGTCTACGGCCTGACGGTGGACATGGACTACGCGACGAACTACGACACCGTGGTCTACGTCAGGTCGCGGCACAACCAGTTCTTCGGCCCCGAGATCTGGCGCGCGAAGTGCGCGTGGACGTTTGGCGATCCGGCGTGGGAAGGCGTCGCCGCATCGGGCTCGCTCGGCGACAGCGAGAACGTCATCGTCAACGGCAAGACGATCTGGTGCATCACGGTCGGCAAGTTCTACGGCCAGAACACCATCGTGAGCTTCGTCGGGCATCTCGGCTACTCCTATAAGTTCTCGCTGCCTGGCGGTGATCCGCGCAAGGCTGCATGGGAAGCTCAGACCGAGATCAGCTTCGTCAACTGCGGCGGCGTGGTGTACTTCAACGGCGGCGTGATCGCGAACTTCAGCGGCACCGCTCCGCTGATGCAGACGCGGATCCAGATCACGAACACCGCCGGCTATGTCAACAGCTACGGAAAGTTCTACTTGAGCGGCGTCGGGCTCGAGTCTGGCTACTTCTTCGAGACGGCTTCGGCCGGTGCGACGCCGATCCAGGACAGCTCGAGCAAGATGCTGTCGATGGTCGGCTGCAACGGCTACGTGTCGAGCGGCCGGGTCGGCAACATCATCGAGGGCGGTTCGGCCAAGCAGGGCATTTTCGTCGACGCCAGCTGCCGGTTCTACGGCAACACGGTCAACACCGTGTGCGCTGCCGGCTCCGAGGCGCGCGTGCACATCGGGCCGGATGCGTTTGGTGATCTGTCAATCGACTTCTTCCAGGCCCTGAGCGCCGCGCGCCTGGTGAACTATCCGAGCCTGATGGTGCTCAACGCGAACACGTCGAATACCGCGATGACGGGTACGAAGGCGGCGCTCAAGCCGACCACGCTCATCACCTGCGACCTGGCCACGGCCATCGCGGCGGCAGCGTACAACGCCGGCACAGGCGTCTTCACCTGCCCGACCGACATGCGCGAGGTCGAGGTGATCGTCTCGATGGTCTACACCAGCGGCGCGGCGGCCGACGAGTACGACGTCTTTCTGTCGGTGAACGGCGTGCAGGTCGAGGTTCGCGTGGCCTATGCCCTGCGCCCGACCGTGCGCTTCCGCATTCGCCGGCTGGCGCGCAATGACACGGTGCTGGTCGAGGTCGCCGCGATCCCGAGCCGCACGCTGAGCAACACCGCGGACACTTTCATCAAGATCATCGGGACATGCTGATGCGCGCCTTCATCCTGCTGCTGTTCCTGAGCCTGAGCGCGCACGCGCAGACGGTTCCGAAGTTCCCGACGGCCGGCAACGTCACGGCTCAGTTCACAGCTGGGCAGCATGGCGATGCAGACGCCGGCCACCGCTGGGCGCATTGGTACTACCTGAGCGACGACGGGTTCCGCTGGATCGCCACCTGGCAGGTGCTGCGCCGCGACAAGGTGCTGGTGACCGTGCCCGAGGTGAAGGGCGAGACGGCGCAGGCCTACATGGCGCGGGTGTACGTCGCCAACATGCCGCTGCCGTGCTCGGACACCGCCATCAAGTCGATTTGCGACACGGCCCGGGCGGATCAAGTCTCCCGCTCTGAGCCTGAGCCGCCGCGGTTCGTCGTCTCGGAGAAGGGCGTCACAGGCACGACGCGGCCGGTGCGCAAGTTCGACCCAGTCACCAAGGCGCTGGGCGTGACTCTGTCCAAGCGTGTGCCGCTCCAGACCAACGGCGCTCCCACTCAATGCGCCTGCTGGGCCTACGGCGTCCGCAGCGGATCTACGGCCTGGTGCGTGTGGGTGAGTCCTGCCGGCGACACGCGGGCCGACGAGGTGACGCAGTGCCGCGCCGAATAGACATGCAGGGCATGAGCCGGCGCGAGTGGCGTGACGCGCGCTTCGCCAAGCTCAAGCCGGTGCACGTCGAGGTGCCGCGCCAGGCTGACATGCCGGGGCCGGTGGACGAAGACCAACTTAAGCGCGAGGCCGAGGCCGGGCGCGAACTCATGAAGGAACTGCAATGCTCGGAGGCTCCGTGGCCGCTCCACCGCCAGACATTGACCTGACCCCCTGGGCGGTCGCCGTTGCCGTCGCTGGCGCCGCTGTGGGTCCTCAGTTCGCCCAGTACGTCAGCGCCTACGCCTTGATCCTGATGGGCTGGTTCGCCGGCCTGCTCTACGGGCTGTTCACCCGGGCGCCGGAATCGAAGCTGCCGGTGTGGGCCTACTCGCTTTTTACCTTCCTCGTGACGATGGTGGCGACGGTGCCGATCTCGCAGGTGGCAGCCGACTACGTCCCGTTCAGCCACACGGCGCTGCTGTTCCCCATCGCCGTCGCCATCCCTGCCATCCCCGACAAGTGGGGAACGATTGGCGTGTGGGCCTTTGAACGCTGGCAAGCGGTGCGCGGGGTGAAGCCATGACGGGACACATCGTTGCTACAGTCCTCGCGCTGGTCGGCTGCTTCATGATGCTCTGCCGCGTGGACAAGATGGTCAAGGGCACCACGAAGGCGACCGTCTTCGTGCAGCACGCGCTGCTGGCGCTGTCGCTGTTCGGTTCGGCGGTGCTGAACTTCACCGAGTTCGACGACTGGAGCCCGGCCTCGATGGCGGCCGGCGTGGTGGCGTTCTTCTTCTTCAGCATCGGCCGCTGGAAGTACCAGGCTCCCGCTGGCACGACCAAGCCGGCGCCGCTGGATGAGGCTCAGTGGCAGCACGTAGCTGGAGGCACCCATGCTGATCGTCGTTGACCGCCTGCAGAAGGACGAGGACGTGACCATCAGCGGGATCACCGTCGATGGGGAGTGGCAATGCTTACGCCACGTCCTGCCAAGTGATTCTGTTGACGGCTCGGTAGACGGCTCCTCGCCCTACAGAAAAGAGCTTCTGCAGATCGGATGTCGAGACGCCAGCATCAGCCAAATCTCGCATCAGACGCACCGACTCGGCCGTCAGCTTCGCTTTTGGGTTGGCTTCTCCGCTGCTGTTGCGAAGTCCTGTAGCAACGGCATGAGAGATGTTCTCCGCCGTAGTGACCCATTCAAGGTTATCCGCACGATTGTCGGTCTTGACCCCATTGATGTGGTTGACGGTCGTCCTCACTCCATCGGGAAGGCCAAGCCAAGCCATTGCGACAAGGCGATGCACTTCAATCATGCGTCGCTTGTTCTCCCTGCATAGATGGACCATCACGTAGCCGCTTGTCGTCCGATGAAGGCTCAACAGTTTTTCTTGAACCTTGAGAACTCGACCGCCACACAGTTTCGTTCTGGAGAGCGACTTTATGCGGCCGTCTGAAGAGACAGCGTAGAGCCCTTCATAGCCACGAATTGCCTTGAATGTGTCTTCAACCATAGTAGGAGTCTAGCACTGTGGAAATCATTGTGGAACGCCTGCAAAAAGATGAAGACGTGACGATTGGTGCGATCACCATTGATGGTGATTTCGCTTGCTGGTCGTTGGAAGACCCGGTGCGCGAGATTCCAGGCCAGCCTGTCTCGACTTGGAAGATCCACGGCGAGACCGCTATTCCCGCAGGCCGGTACAAGGTCATTGTCGACATGTCGGCCCGATTCAAGCGCCTGCTGCCGCTGCTGCTCGATGTGCCGGGCTACTCCGGCGTGCGGATCCATGCAGGCAACACCGCGGCCGACACCGAGGGCTGCATCCTGGTTGGCAATGAGCGCCTGGCCAAGTCGCTGGCGCGCTCACAGCTGGCCTTGGCGCCATTCATGGCAAAGATGGGCGAGGCCCAGCGCAAGGGCGAAACGATCTGGCTGGAGATCGCATGAAACTCAAGCAAGTAACCTATTCAGATCCGACGATCGCTCCGGCCTGGCGGCACTACTGCCCGGGCTGCAAGTGGATGCACGTAATCCCGACCGATCCGCGCGCGCAGTCGAACGGCCACAAGTGGACGTTCGACGGAGACATGGAGGCGCCGACCTTCTCGCCGTCGATCAACCTGGTCGGCCAGTGCCACTACTTCATCAGGGCCGGGATGATCGAGTTCTGCGGTGACTCGCAGCACGAGCTGGCCGGCAAGACCGTGCCGCTGCCAGATCTGAAGCCCGACGAAGACTGGGGCGATGAATGAGCCTGATTCCCGGCGTCGACACCCTCCGCACGCTCGGCATCGGCCTGATGTTCGCCGGGGTGACGACGATCACTGGCTCTGTCGTGTACTACTTCAAGGGCAAGGCCGCCGGCCGGGCTGAGGTGCAGCGCGTGCTTGACCAGGCGGTAGCCGACCACAACGCCGCGGCCATGTCCGCGTCCGAGGCATACCGCCGGCTCGAGCAGGAAGCGCAGGCCAAAGTGAAAGGGGCACAGGATGCACTCGACAAGGAACGCGCGGCATCCAGCCGCATCGCTGCTGATCTTCGCCGCACTCGCACTGAGCGTGACGGGCTGCGCGACCAGATCAGTGCCTACGCTGCCGGCGGTGGTGACGCCTCCGCAGATTCCGTCGCCGCCGCTCGTGAGCGAGCCGCTACCCTCGGGAGCCTACTTGATGAAAGCATGCGAGTTCAGGAAGACCTTGCGGTTGAAGCTGAATCTCTCGCAGCCAGCGTCAGAGCGCTGCGAAACGCTTGGCCTGACTAAGCCTTAGCCTAACGTCCGATAGAACGGACACCTGCGGTGCCGTTCATCTCCTAGTTAGGCTGCGCTGCCTTGGGGGCGATGCCGATCTTGTGGTGACGCTCAACGATGCGGACAAGGCGCATGATGTTGTAGATCGACTGCCCCGCCACGGCGTTCCACTCCATCACCTCGTCGTCTTGCCACACTTGGTCGTGGGTCAGCGGCACAGCCTCCACCACTGCAGGCTGTGGGGTGGATGGTGCGGAGGCGAGCGGAACCCAGCCGATCACGCGGTCTGTCGGCAAGTCGGCGACAAGGAAACCATGCCACGCCTCAAAGACGCCATGCGTGGTAGACGTTCCGCGAAACAGCGCAGTGTGGATGCCCTTGTCACGGAACAGGCACAGCACAACCTCGCCGCCCTTCGGCACTCTGTCCTTCGGAGAGATCCACGCCACTGGCTCGCCCTGCGCGCTCGGCTCGGGCTGGGGAGAGGCGGCGAGCTTCTGCATGCGATCAGCAATGCGAAGCAACGTCGTGCGTCGGCTGTCGTCTTCCACAAATCCAACGGCAACGCCGCGAACGTAGGCATCATCATGCAGCGGGTCGCCGGGTTCCCTCACAGCCTGCGCGCTCGGCTCGGGCGCTGCCCGCACAAGGCCACAGGTCATGTTGTCGATCTGCGAGATAACACCGACCAGATCGGAAAGCGGCTTGAACTGCGGTACTTCCGGGTAGAACTTCTTTGCCATCGAGACGGCGAGTTCCGTTGCCCAGCGGTGCGCGTGTTCCATCGGCGTTTCGCCTGCGACGTTGGTCGGCTCGGGCGCTGGTGCTGCTTGGGGTTGTGGGGTGGCGAGCAAATCACCAAGGCACGACACGTCAGGGTCTCCATCGTAATGCCACAGCACCATTTGGATGGCTTTGCGCTGCTCATCTGTAAGCGCAACTGCTCCCGCCACGGGCTGCGCGGAGAGGGCGTACCGTGCGCGCATGTCCTTCGCCAGATATGGGTGCGTTGCCTCCACGTCATCGGCGTAGGCTGCGAGTGCCGCCTTCGCGTGAGGATCATGGTCGATGTCCAGCACGAAGTATTCGCGCCCATCATGCTTTTCGCCGGGCTCGCTGCTACCGTCTCTGCGAAGCACTTTGAACTTGTCGAACAGTCCTTGTTTCTCGGCTGGTTTGCTGGTGTCTCGCTCAGCCAGCGCATGTCTCGTGTCGGTCATTGCTGCTCTCCCTCGGGTCCGCCGTGCATTGGGCACGCAAGTCCCGGAACATGCCCGTCATAGCGCAAATCCTCGCGCATCATTCTCCCCGCGCTGTAGTTCATCCACATGCGCGACGGTGGGCGATTGCCGTATGCAAGCCTGTCGCATGTTCCTGCTGGGCAACCGTTTATCCACATCGGCACAGAGCAAACGCCAAGCGCACCAGCTACAGCGGCGTTGTGCTCCTGAAAGCACTCGTGAGAATGGCTTATGCCGTCAGTGCAGCCGCAGTTGCTTCCTTTGCATGCGGGGTACTGTCTCGTGTCGGTCATGTCGTCCCCTTCGTTGCGTCGATGGCCTGGGTTCCCGCAAGCAGGTTGTGTGCTTTCGCAAGCAGAGTGCCAGTCTGCGCGTCGTGCATCATCGACTCGGCGATCAGATCGGCAGCGCAACTCATCGCCGTCCTCAGCGCCTCAACCTCAGCACGAAGGCGGGTGATTTCGGCGGCGGCTTCCAACAAACGTTGTTCCTTGAGTGTCAGGACGTGCACCTTGGCAACCACGTAGCCTGCCCGATACTTCTGGTTCGCAGCGAGCCAATCTTGTGCCTCGCGCTCCGGGTTGACGTACTCGGGCCAAGAGAAAGCGATGGTGTAGTTGCCTTCATCGTCTTGCACGCGCCATTCGTCATAGCCTCGCGCTGACGCGCTCAGCCTCTCCACAATGTCTGTATGGTCGGTCATGCTGCAGCCTGTGGAGGTTTACCCGTCAGCGCAGCCAGGCGCGCGTCGTACGTTGCCTTGTACCGCGTCTGCACGGCAGCATCAGCCGTCGACTTCCACGCAGCCCCGAAGGCCTTCTTTAGGGCGTCGGCAGTAGCTGCACCAGCAATCGCTGCAGCATGGTCGACCTTCACCGGCGCGTCCATGCGCTTCACCTCGTACAGCGCCTTCTTGCCCTTCGTCGCGGTAAGCGACACCTTGATGTCCTTCGGGATGTCGGACATGTGGCTGATGCGGATGCCGCCGACGTCGGTCCCGCCGAACCGCACGGCCGGATCGTTGTACAGCGTCATCGACTTGCCGGCCCATGCGTTGCCGTTCTCGCCCCAGGCCAGCAGCAGCACCTTGCGCATGGTCTTGCACGGCTTGAACGGCCGGCCGCCGTCGTTCTCGTAGTGCACGATCACCGGCTGTTCTGCGCTCTCGCTGACGCGCACCTCGGTGATCGTGACGGTCATCGGGCCGGCGAGCAGTTGCTCGGCGTTGAGCTGGTCTGACTTCGGGACGATGGTCGCGCGAAGGTCTGTGACATCAATCGACAAAGGACACCTCCAATTCGTTACTGCGTTTGGCGTAGGCCGGGAAGTCGAGAAGCTGCACGCCTTGGCCATACGCCGGCCATTCTCCCTCGCGCATGCACCAGACGAACCGCTCGAGCAGTTCGCGGCGTTCGTCAATGGCCTGGGCCTGGATCTCGTCGGTCAGTCGGTACGGCACAGCCAGCACCGGCGGCGTGTTCGTGACCGCGGCGAAGGTAAAGGACGTGTCCTTGAACCCCGTCAGGATCTCGAAGCCTTCGCTGTAGTGCGCGGCCTGCAGGTGGTACTTCATGCGGGCTGCGGCGCGACCGAAACCGCTCGGCGACTCGTCGGCCGTCGACTTCAGGTCGAGCAGCTGGTCGCCGTTCACCCAGTCGGGGCGAGCCTTGCATGGCAGTCCGGTGCCGGGGTCGATCCAGAAGATGGAGACTTCACCGTGCCCGACGCTGAGCATGTCCGACAGTTCTGGCTGCTGAGCGATCGCGCGCAGCTGCATCTGCGTGATCTCGAAGTCCTCGGCCGACACGATCTCGCGCTCGCCGGCATGCTTCTGGAACGTCAGCCACCAGTCCATCGCGGCGAGGGACGTCTCGCTGGGCTTCTTGGCCTCCCACTGCGCCTTCGTCGGCCGGCGTGGGGCATCGGCAGGCACGACGACGTAGCGCGACTCCATGGCGCCGGGCTCGAGCACCGCGCAGTGCGCCAGCGTGCCGCGCAGCATGGGCTTGGTGGGCGTCACCGGCACGCGATTGCGGAAGTGCCACGGCGAGCGCGCGAACACGCGCAGACCGGACGCGCTGACGGCGTCGATGGCGTGGTACTGCTCGGCGGGCATGTCGTACACGAAACCAGGCTTGAACTCGTTCACAGGCTCCTCCAAAGTTTGCGCACCATGCGCAGCAGCCGAGCCCACAGCGGGCGGTGGCCGACAGGGATTTCCACCGCACAGGCGTAGTCGGTATGCCGCGGGAAGGCTTCGACGGACGTGCGGGGGTGGCGGCGGGTGGTGGTCATGCGGTCACCTCGTTGGGTTTGCCTGCCCATTGCAGGGTTTCGTCTTCGCCGTCAGTCGGGCGGATGGGGCGCAAAGCGCAATCCGCCCAGTCAATTCCATCACCGTCAGCATCTTCAAGGTCAGGATCACACACCCACGAGTCATCAAACAGATCACTGACCCTCACGACAGTCACGATCTTTCCCCGGTGATACGGGCACTCAATGCTGACGATCATCGCCAAGTCTCCCGGTTTGCAGTTCATCGCTCACCTCGCCAGCCAATGCGCCAGCGCGACGCCGCCCAGCACGCCGAGCACCGTTGCGAAGATCACGTCCCCGATGCGCGAACGCTCGGCCGGCGCGGGCTTCTGCTTGTGCGCCGGCACCGGCCACGGCTTGCGCGTCAGGTGATCGAAGTCCTGCTCGGTCAGCAGGCCGCCGGGCTCGGTGTCGGCGTTGAGGTTCGTCATGCCTACGGTGCTCATGCTTGCCCCTTCGTTGCCAGACTCACGACACGCTTCGGCGTCATGTTGTGCAGCCCCTTCGGTGCGCCCTCGGCGTAGGCGGTCAAGCGCCGGCTGCCTGGCCAGTAGTGCACCGTGACCAGCCCGCCGACGATCAGAAAATGCCCGTCCGGCTTCTCGATCAACTCCAGCTCTGCATCGCGCACGCGCCGCTTCAGTTCGTTGATGTCGGTTGCCATCACGCCTCCAGCACCCGCAGCGCGACGCGCTTGCAGTAGTCGTTGACAGCCTTGTGAATCATCAGGCCGATGACAGCCGGAGAGTCCTGGGCCAGGATCGACGCCTTGATGTTGTCGAGGCAGTCATAGAGTGCGTCGTCGATGTCCATGCGGTTCAGCCCGCGCAGCACTTCCGCCGCCTTGCTGTCGATCTGGTCCTGCGTGATGCCGGGCGCTTCGATGACGCGGCTGTAGTCGCGCGCCTGGGTGGTGGTGAAGTCGATCATTGCTGCACCCCCGCGAACACCTCAGCCAGCTCGCCCATCGCGCTCTCGCTCCAGCCGCCCATCTGCACCGCCAGCGCGCGGCCTTGGGCTCGCAGCGCTTCCTTGCGCTGCCTCTCGGCACGTTCGGCGCGCTTGCTGTCGGTGTAGTCGCGGGACTGCTTGAGCAGTGCGCGGGCGGTGTCGGGGTGCATGTAGGCGTTCATGCGATCACCTGTTCGATCGCTTGCGGCGTGGCGGCTTCGATCTTGAGCGCGGCCTTCATCAGCGCCTCGGACATGACCCTGGCTTCCTTCGCGTTCAACATGGCGCAGTAGTCGAACCCACCGGCTCTAGCGTGAATGAATGCGGCGTTGTGGGCCGGAGCGAAGTCGACATGCAACTCTCCGCTGACGTTGTCGCCGTTGTGAATCGTGGTGCGTTCTGCCATTTGGTTCTCCAGTCATGGCCCGATGTGTGGGCCGATGGGTAGACTGTGCCGAAGACAATGCAAAGTGTCAAGCGTCCTAAATCACCTAATGCCTTAAGTAGTTAACAACACTTGACGCAGAGCCAAGCATCGCACATCATCCGCCTGTCGCGGGAAGTCTCTTAGGGGACCGGGTCTGTGGAAAGCCCCCGCGGCGCCTAACAAGGAGAGAAATGGACTACGCTGAGTTTCTAGACCAGAAGACACAAGGAGGGGCCGACAGTGGCTTTGATCCTGTGTGGATGCCTGGGTTTCTGTTCGACTTTCAGTCGCAGATGGTCGAGTGGGCAGTGAGGAAAGGCCGCGCGGCCATCTTCGCCGACTGTGGCCTTGGCAAGACGCCGATGGGCCTGGTGTGGGCGACGAACGTGGCGCGGAAGACGAAGAAGCCGGTGCTCTACCTGACGCCTCTGGCCGTTGCTTCGCAGACCGTCCGCGAGGCGCACAAGTTCGACATTGACGCCATGCAATCCCGCGAGGGTGAGGCAAAGGGGCCGGTGATCGTCACGAACTACGAGCGCCTGCACTACTTCAATCCGGGCGACTTCTCCGGCGTGGTGTGCGATGAGTCAAGCATCCTCAAGAGCTTCGCAGGATCGCGCCGTGGCGAGATCACCGCGTTCATGCGCAAGGTGCCATACCGGCTTCTCCAGACAGCCACAGCAGCGCCGAACGACTACATCGAACTCGGCACAAGCTCCGAGGCGCTGGGCTACATGGGCCACATGGACATGCTGAACAGGTTCTTCAAGAACGACCTGAACAACAGCGCCACCGGCCGCTTCGCTGGTGAGGTCATCAAGTGGCGCCTGAAAGGACACGCCGAGGTTCCGTTCTGGCGTTGGGTGTGCTCATGGGCCAGGGCCATCCGCAGGCCTTCGGACCTGGGCTTCGATGACCGTGCGTTCACCCTCCCGGCCTTGAACGAGGTCGAGCACCTGGTCGAGGCGCAAACGCTGGCCGATGGCATGCTGTTCGCCATGCCGGCGCAAGGCCTGCAAGAGCAGCGCGAGGAGCGCCGCAGAACTGTGCAGGAGCGGTGCGAGCAAGTGGCCGAACTGGTCAACAAGACCGGCCAGCCCGCGCTGGTGTGGTGTCACCTGAACGACGAGGGAGACTTGCTCGAGAAGTTGATCCCGGACGCGGTGCAGGTCAGCGGGGCAGACTCCGACGAACGCAAGGAGGATCGCCTCGAGGCCTTCGCAGAAAGTCGGGCGCGTGTGCTCATCACCAAGCCGAAGATCGGTGCGTGGGGCCTGAACTTCCAGCACTGCAACCACATCACCTTCTTCCCATCGCACAGCTTTGAGCAGTACTACCAGGCCGTGCGGCGTTGCTGGCGGTTCGGCCAGAAGCGCGAGGTCACTGTCGACATCGTGACCACGGAAGGCGAGCGCGGCGTCATGCGCAACCTTCAAAGAAAGGCGGCGCAGGCCGACACGATGTTTTCACATCTCGTCGCTGAGATGAATCACTCGCTCGCCATCGAACGGGCGAACAATCACACCAAGACTATGGAGGTTCCGAAATGGCTGTAATCGACCAATGCGTGACGGAGAAGTTCGCAATCTACAACGGCGACTGCATGGAGGTCATGCAATCCCTGCCGACCGGCAGCATTCACCACTCGGTCTACTCGCCGCCGTTCGGTGGGCTGTACCACTACAGCAGCAACGAGCGCGACCTGTCGAACTGCGACGACTACGACGAGTTCTTCAAGCACTACGCGTTTGTCGTGCGCGAGTTGGCCAGGATCACGATGCCCGGCCGGGTGACTGCGGTTCACTGCATGGACGTGCCGCGCAGCAACTCCGGTACCGACAGTCTGATCGACTTCCCCGGCGACATCATCCGGCTGCACGAGCGCGAGGGCTGGCGATACACCGGCCGGCGCATGATCTGGAAGGAGCCGCTCGCGGTTCGACTGCGCACCATGCAGAAGAACCTGGCGCATGCTTCCCTGGTGGCCGACTCAATCGACTGCGGCGTGGCCTCTGGCGACATGCTGCTGACGTTCCGTCGCGTCGGCGAGAACCCGGTACCGGTCAAGCACCCGGAGGGTCTGTACGACTACGCCGGTGAGCGAGTGCCGCCGTCTGACTTGCTGCCGTTCCGTGGGTGGACCGGCAAGCAGACCGAGAACCGCTGGTCGCACTGGATCTGGCGACAGTACGCCGATTGCATGTGGGACGACATCCGCATCGACCGAGTTCTGCCGTACCGCGAGGCCCGCGACAGCGAAGACGAGAAGCACGTTCACCCGCTCCAGCTGGATGTGATCGACCGCTGCGTCGAACTGTTCAGCAACAAGGGCGAGACGGTGTTCACTCCGTTCATGGGCGTCGGTTCCGAGGTCTACAGCCCTGTCCTGCTGGGCCGGCGCGGCATCGGCGCAGAACTCAAGCCCAGCTACTACCGCCAGGCCTTGCGCAACGTGCAGATGGCCGCCGCTGGTCGCAAGGACATCGAGACATCCGAGGCGTTTGACTTCGGCGACGACGGGAGCATGGAATGAACATCAGCCAAGCATGCGCCGATGGCCTGTACGACCGCATCGACGAGGCCGACAGTCTCTATGGCGACTTCCAGAGCACGCATGAGGCCCTGGGTGTTGCCGTAGAGGAATGGCAGGAACTCGGCGACGAGATCCGGGCGAACGACCCCGAGAAGATCAAGCGCGAGTGCCTCGACCTGGCCGCCGTTCTCATCCGCCTGCACGATCAGATTGACTCAAGTCAGCGGCTCAAGGCGCGCAGCTTCGCAAAGGCAGTTAAGCCTGTTGCACCACGCGGGTAAGCAGGATAGGATGACAGCATGACCAAGACTCAAGCCATCGCCAAGGCTGGAAGCGCGGCCCGGCTGGCCCGCCTTCTGGGCATCTCCAAGAGCGCCGTCAGCCAGTGGCCGGAAACCATCCCGGAACTGCAACGGTATCGCCTCAAGGAGATGCGCCCGAAGTGGTTCGCCCAGGTGCGCCGCGAACAAGCCGAAAAGCTCGCAGCATGACCTACGAAGTCCCGGTATTCGTGACCGATTCCGCGCTTTCCTCCGGCGAAGTGCGCAGCGCTGGCCCACACAAGGTGCTGACGTCCGCCGCGCTGCTGCAGTACGTCGCCCAGAACCCCGGCCTGTCCCCGCGCCAGATCGGCCGTGTGTTCGGCATGCAGCCCAAGCAGATCAGCACCAGGCTGTGCAAGCTGCGCGACCGCGGGTGCCTGGAGTCGCGCGGCACGACCGTTCCGAATGCACCGCTGATCTGGTTCGCTACCGGCGTGCCGTTCTCCACTCCGAAGCATCGGTTTGCGTGGTCCGACCACGAGAAGGCCACGCTGCGCACCGTGTGGACCGTGGCGCCCCGCGATGAGGTTCTGGCGGCCCTGCCGGCGCGGACCTGGGAGGGCTGCATCGAGCAGGCCTTCCGCATGGATCTGAAGCGCAAACGCAACATCGGCCGCGACATGCTGGCGCTGCAGATGGCGAGGAACCCGAAGGCGGTCAGCGTCGGCATTCCTCCGGTCACTGCGCCGGCCATCGTGCGCAAGGCCATCGCCCGCATGACGCCGCTCGAGGCTGCGTGGATGGGGAGGCTCGCAGCGTGAACTACTACGAGCGCCACATCGGGGACTACCTGAAGGACACGGCGCACTTGTCGCTGCTGGAGCATGGCGTCTACACCCGCCTGCTGGACGTGTACTACACCAGGGAGGCGGCGCTGCCTGCAGATCAAGTGGCACGACTCATCGGCGCCAGAACCAAGGAAGAGCAGGCGGCGCTTCAGTGCGTTCTGCGCGAGTTCTTCGTTCAAGACGAGGCAGGAACGTGGTCGCAGCCGCGTTGTGAACGCGAGATCGAGAACTACAGGAAGCGCGCGGAGCACAACCGCCGGGTTGGAAAGTTGGGTGGACGGCCGCGCAAAGTGGAAACCCAAGAGGAACCCGAAGAAAACCCACCGGGTTATTTGCGGGTTCACGAATCGAACCCGCACGAAACCCTAGCCAGTAACCAGAAGCCAGTAGCCATTCAGGTTTCTACGAAACCTTCAGTTGGCGGCTCAGCGCAAAGCGCCGCACCGCAGCCTCCGCCCCCCTTCGACGGCACGAACGCCGAAATCCTCAACGGCAAAGCGGTAGTGCCCATCGCTGCGTCGTTCGAACTCCCGGAGGACTGGGGCGTCGATGCCGAGGCTTTGGGCTGGAAGCCTGCCGAGGTGCTGCGCGAGGCTGAGAAGTTCCGGCAGTACTGGACCGCTGGGAAAGGTCAAGGCAAGCGCCGAGCCGTCAAGGGCTGGCGTCAAACGTGGTCGAACTGGCTTGAGAAAGCCGCGAAGGATGCGCGATGAGCACCTACAGAAAACGGACTGGCGACGCTTCGCCGCGTGAAGACGACTACCCGTCCATGTCGTGCGGATGGTGCCATGCGCCGACGAAGGTCACGGCTCTGAGCATGTTCGGCGGTCGCTGTGGTCCGTGCTATGGCCGGTACTGCGCTGAGGTACATCCCGGGCCGAACGTCGGCGACAAGCGACACGAAGGCCCGAAGGCATGGGCCTATGCGCTCAAGGACCGCGAGGAAAACGGCGCCGCGCTGTCGTCAGTGCAGCGGATGATGTGGCGTGCTGCGCTGCGTCACGACGAGGTGGCAGCATGAACCGCACCTTCTGCTTCAAGTGCCTGAAGCGCCAGGAAGGCGGCCACGGCACCGGCCGGCAGTACCGCTGCCCGAAGTGCCACGCCGAGCGCCTGGCCGCAATCCTCGCCGGCCAAGCACGCCAGCGACCGCAGCAACGGGAGGCCGCATGAGCGTGACGCCATCCATCAAACTGGTGTCCTACGAGGACCGCGTGGGCGGATTCATCTTCGTGGCCGTCCCCGACGAGCGAGGCCGCTACATCCGCACGGATCGCAGTGTCGCACTGGTTGCCTGCCCGAAGTGCCGGTCGATCAGGGGCGAGCCCTGCAAGCTGTCCCAGGGCTATAGCGGCAGCACGCATGCGCTGCGCCGTACCGCGGCCGGCAAGTACCGCGGCCAGCAGGATGACGTGGTGGTGTCGCCTGTGGACAGCACGCCGATCCTTGGTGGCGCCGTCGAGTTGCTGGTTGAACCGAGGGCCATCGCATGAGAACCGCCCGAGGCCAGCGCACCCTGCACACCGCTCGCTGCATCCTGGCTGAGCATGCAAAGGGGAAGAAGACTCCGCAGATGACGATCGACTGGGCGCGGGCGATCGTTCGGGCCAACACACCGCGCGCCCGCGCGTTTGAGCAACAAGGGGAGAAGGCAGCATGACTAAACCACTCGTGATCTACCACGGCAACTGTGCGGACGGCTTCAGCGCCGCGTGGTGCTTCTGGCACAAGTACGGCGACGCTTGCGACTACTTGGCTGGCGTGTACCAGCAGGAGCCGCCTGACGTGGCCGGGCGCGACGTGTACCTCGTTGACTTCAGCTACAAGCGCGCAGTGGTGGAGCAGATGTTAGCGGTGGCGAACCGCGTGACGCTGATCGACCACCACAAGACCGCGATGGATGACCTCCTGGCTCTGCGCTCGCTGGACTACGGCGACCGCTTCGGCTGGTTCTGCGACCTGAACCGCAGCGGCGCCACCTTGGCCTGGGACTACCTGTTCCCGGGCGAGGACCGGCCGCTGCTGCTGGGCCATGTGGAGGACCGTGACCTGTGGCGATTCAAGCTGGCCGGCACGCGCGAGATTCAGGCGTTCGTGTTCTCGCACGAGTACAGCTTCGATCGGTGGGACAAGCTGATGAGCGCCGACCAGGTGGAGCTGCTGAAGATGACCGCAGCAGGCGCGGCCATCGAGCGCAAGCACCACAAGGACGTGGCCGAGCTGGTGAGCGTGTGCAAGCGACGCATGGTGATCGGCGCCTATGACGTGCCGGTGGCGAGCCTGCCCTACACGCTGGTGAGCGATGCCGCGCACCTGATGGCGCAGGGCGAGCCGTTCGCGGCGTGCTACTGGGACACGGCCGAGGGTCGGGTCTTCGGCTTGCGTGCCACTGATGACGGCGTGGACGTGTCGGACGTGGCGAAGCAGTACGGCGGCGGCGGGCATGCCAAGGCGGCCGGCTTCAAGGTGCCGCGATCGCACGAACTTGCTCAAGCATGACGGAGGCAGCATGAAAACCGACCGCCAGGCGCACGACGCGCTGACCGACCGCCGCGAGTACAGCCCGCGGATCTGGTTCGATCCGATGGAGGAGGCGGGGCTCGGAGTGGATGCCCGGGACTCGAAGTTGGCATCCGACTTCGCCGAGCTCTCAGCAGAGAGCAATCGGCGCACTGACCGCCTCGTGAACTGGCTTGCTGTGGCGCTGGTGCTGGTGATTGCAGCGTGGGTTGTTATCTAACGCAAAGCTAACGGGAATTGCCCGCTAAGGACTGACGATGAGCGATGACGCAACGCCGGGCAATGTCCCGTTGAGCGACCTGTTAGGCCCGGTGCCAGCCAACGCTACCGAGCCGATGCAGAAGGCCATGCAGCGCGCCGTGATGTTGCGCAAGAGCATGAACGACGTGTGGCGTTCGGCGCTGGCTGAACTGCCCGAGCCCGCAGCCGACACGGCCGCAGAGCTGGAGCGCTTGCGCCAGGCCCTGCGCGACATTGCCGACCCGATTGCAGCGTGGCAGCGCAACTTGCAGCCGGGCTACACGCTGGACGGAGGGATGTGCGTGCACATGGCGAACGACCCGGAAACGTACAAGCGCATGGCCCGTGAGGCTTTGAGGGCCTAACTCAAAGATCACCGGCCGCTAGGTCCGGTGCATCGACACGTTAGGCGAATGTGTACGAAAGGAAGCCTTAGATGATCTCGTTCACCGTCCCCGGCCAGCCTCAAGGCAAGGGCAGACCCATCGCTGGGCTCAAGTTCGCCGCTGGAGGCAAGAAGATCGCCGGACTTCGCACGCCTGAGAAAACCGTCGCCTACGAGGGTCTGGTAGCTCACGCCGCGCACCAGGCCATGGACGGTGGTGCGCTGATTGACCAGGCCGTCCACGTCTTCATGACCATCACCTGCCAAGTGCCTGCCAGCTGGTCGAAGAAGAAGCAAGCCAGCGCGCTGCTCCAGCAGATCCGCCCGACCACGAAGCCCGACATCGACAACGTGGAGAAGGCCATCTTCGACGGCTGCAACGGCGTGGTGTGGCGCGATGACGTGTGCGTGGTGGCGGTGACGAAGGAGAAGCGGTATGGGGCGACGCCGGGGGTGTTCGTGACCATCGCGCCGGCTGAGGTGGCGGCATGACCTGCCCAGCCTGCGATCACACCGAGAAGCACCCGAAGGACGACATGTTCGCGCCCGGCTGCCTCTCATGCCAAGCCCGCGCCATGGCAGTCACCCGCGCCGACTTGCTCGAGGACTACCAGTCCGCCGCACGAACCATATTCGGCGACAAGATCAAGGAAGGCCACGCGCTGGTCAAGGTGTGGCTGCAACGCATGAAGCAACGGAGAACCGCATGAAACTGCTCACCATCCTTCTGGCGTCCCTGATCCTCTGCGCGTGCGGCGGTGGCCGCGACGACGACCCCGACGCGCGCAAGGACACGCCGCCGCCGAAGTGCCACGACCATCGGTGCAAGTGAGGCGCCGATGCTGACCCTCTCCCGCACCAAGCGCCTGGACTGGCCGCGCATGCTGGCCAACATCCGCAAGCAAGGCATGTCGCTGCAGCAGGTGGCCGACCACATCGGCGTGACGCGCGAAGGCCTGGGCAACTGGACCGCCGACGAGGCGATCGGCGAGCCGGCGTTCTGGACCGGCGCGGCGATGATCGAGCTGTGGTGCGAGCGCACCGGGCTGGCCTGGACCGACCTGCCGACACGCACCGTGACGCTGTCGGTGTCGGCTGTGCTGAGGCAAACAGCGTAAAGATTTCTCCACCTATGCTCGCCGACATTGCCTGCGTCCCAATCCCCCGGAGCGCAGAGCATGGCCACCAAGCCGACCAAGATCCCCGGCGCTGCCGATGACGCAGCCAAGTCCGAGCCGATCGCAGAGACGCCGGCCCCGGCTGTCGCTGCCGACGTGCCGAACGCGATCGACGTCGACCTGGCCACCCTCAAGAGCCCGATCCTGACCCGCCAGGGCTGGCTCGTCCCAGCTCCGGCCGAGCGCAAGGCCTGACGCCATGTGCGATCCGGTGTCGATGGTTCTCGGTGCAGTCGGCGGCAAGCTGCTGGGCGGCAGTGGTGGCGGTGGCGGATCGTCCACCGGCAACGCTGAGGCCGAGCGCATGAAGGCCGAAGCCGATGCTGCCACCTCAGCGAACCAGCGTCTGGCCATGGACCAGAAGCGCCGCCGCGAGCAGCAGAGCCTGATCGCCCGCGGTGCACCTGGTGGCGTTGGCGAGCAGCCCGGCACCGGTGACAGCCCGCTGTCGACCGCGCAGACCGTCATGCGCCAGGCCGGCAGCCGGTTCCGCGACGCGCCCGACATCAGCCAGTCGCTGATCGCTCGAGGCGCCGGCCAACTCAATCCCGCCGCTCCCGCCACCCCGACCCAGCCCAACCGGCGCAAGACGATCGGCGGCTACTGATGGCCGACGACGACCAAGCCGGCCTGATCCTTCGGCGCCTGGCCGGGCTGAAGTCGGAGCGCGGTCGCCATGAGAACGTGTGGCGCCGCTGCTTCGAGATGACCTACCCCGAGCGGTCTGCCGGGCTGAACGGCGACCAGGTGGACGCGCAGTCGGCGCAGAACCGCAAGGCGCAGATCATGGACTCGACGGCGTCGGACTCGGTCCGGCTGCTGTCGTCTTCGATCATGTCGGGCATGACCCCGGCGAATGCGGTCTGGTTCGCGCTGGATGTCGGCGACGAGTCGGACGAGGAACGGCGCTGGCTCGATGAGGCCGCGAAGTTCCTGTGGGAGTCGATCCACGCGGCCAACTACGACGCGGCGAAGTTCGAATGCACGGTCGATTCCGTGTGCGCGGGCTGGTTCGCCATGTACATCGACGAGGACCGCGAGAAGGGTGGCCTCACGTTCGAGCAGTGGCCCATCGCGCAGGTGTTCTATGCCTGCTCACGCTCCGGCGGACCGGTCGATACCGTGTACCGCGCGTTCAAGCTGACCGCCGAGCAGGCCATCACGGTCTACGGCGAGGCCAACGTCAGCGAGAAGATCCGCGACTGCGTGACCAAGGGCAAGCACGGCGAGCAGTTCGAGTTCGTGCATGCGATCTACCCGCGGCGCCTGGCCATGTCCGGCGGCCGGCTCAAGCAGAACCTGCCGATCGCTTCGTGCCATATCGAGGTGAGCGAGAAGAAGGTGGTGCGCGAGTCGGGCTATCACGAGATGCCCGTCGTCGTCGCGCGCTGGATGACGCTGCCCGGATCGGACTATGCAGTCGGCCCGGTGTCGAACGCACTGCCCACGATCGAGAGCCTCAACGAACTGCTGGTGCTCGAGTCGCGTGCCCTGTCGCGCGCTGTGGCCGGCGTGTACGTGGCCGAAGATGACGGCGTGCTGAACCCGCGCACGGTCAAGGTCAAGGGCGGGTCGGTCATCGTGGCCAACTCGGTCGACTCCATCAAGGCCCTGCCATCGGGCGCCGACTTCAACGTGTCGTTCTCCAAGGCCGACCAGATGCGGGCCGAGATCCGCCGCATCATGATGGCCGACCAGCTGCCTCCGGTGGACGCGCCGACCAAGACCGCCACCGAGTTCTATGCCCGCGCCGCGCTGATCCGCCAGCTGCTCGGCCCGCTGTTCGGTCGCTTCCAGGCCGAAGACCTGGCGCCGACGATCCTGCGCGTATTTGGCCTGGCCATGCGCTCCGGCCAACTGCCGCCGCTGCCCAAGTCGCTGTCCGACGCATCGCTGACGATCCGCTACCAGTCGCCGCTCGCACGAGCTCAGAAGCTCGAGGAAGTGTCGGCGCTGGAACGGCTGCAGAACAACGCCTTCGTCATGGCGCAGGCCGGCAAGCCCGAGGCGCTGGACCTGATCGACTCCGACGCCTCGCTGCGGCTGATGGCCGACAGCCTGGGCGCACCGTCGAAGGCGCTGCGCAACGAGAAGGCGGTCGCTCAGCTGCGCAAGTCGCGCGCTGACCAGCAGGCCGCCGAGCAGCAGGCAGCGCAGGCCCAGCAGACGCAGATGATGGCCACCGACGCCGCGCTGCAGCGGCAAGTGAAGGCGACGGCATGAGCACCGAAGCCTTCGCAACGCCTCAGCAGTACCGCAGCGCGTTCGAGTTGTTCGGCGACGGGCAAGCCGTGCTCGACGACCTGACGGCGCGCTTCGGCAAGTCCCCATTCGTTCCCGGCCAGCCCGACACGACCGCGTTCAACTGCGGCGCCAAGGCGGTCATCGAGCACATCCACGCACAGATTCACGCAAGCGAGAGGTAATACACCATGGCAAACATCGTCTTCAACATCGCAGCCGGCCGCGTGGTCGAGCTGTACAACCGCGTCGAGAGCAACGACCCGACGAACTCGGCGCTGATCCTGGTGCCGATCGAGACCAGTGGCCTGGAAGCGGACGCGACGCTCGCCGACGCCGACACGCTGGCCGCCGTCCTGGCCGGCACGACCAACGAGCAGACCACGATGGGCCGCAAGACCCTGACGGAAGCCGACCTGGCCGCGCTGCCCGCGCCCGACGACACCAACAACCGCTACGAGGTCTCGCTGCCGACCGTCACCTGGACGGCTGCCAGCGGCAATGCGATCAGCAAGATCCTGGTCTGCTACGACTCGGACACCACCGCCGGCACGGACTCCAACATTGTCCCGCTGACGATGTTCGACTTCGCGCAGACCCCGAGCGGTGCCGACATCCAGATGACCACCGGCGTGTTCTTCCGCGCGACCCCGGCGTAAGGCCCGCGGTTCATGTTCCGCATCCCGAACAAGGCCGACGCGACCTACGCGCGCCAGGCCGGCGGCTTCTCAGCCGACATCGACACCATCGCTGCTGCCCTGGCTGGCGATGGTGTCCTGTCGGGCCTGGGGGTGGCCGCGCAGGGCTCGCCGGACATGACCGTAGCCGTCGCCGCCGGGCTGGTGCGCATCGGCGGCTACTTCGCGGCCGAGGCTGGCGAGAACGTCACCATCACCGCCGCGGACGGGACGAACCCGCGCATCGACCTGGTGGTGATCGACTACAACGGCGCGCTGTCCCGCGTTGGCGGCACTGCGGCTGCGCTTCCGGTGCCGCCAGCCGTGCCTGCCAACAGCATCCAGCTCGCGCAGGTCTACGTGCCGGCCGCGGCCACGTCGATCACGAACGCGATGATCGTGGACAAGCGGCCAGTCGCGCTCGACGTCTATGACGCGTGGGCCGAGTTCCTGGGGTCGAGCCTGAGCAACACCGCGGCGACGTCTGGTGGCTCGATCGGCGAGTGCGGCTGGTACATGAGCGGCACCACTGCGGCGCCGACGTTCCAGACGTCTGTGGCAGGCCGCCCTGGCGTGCTTCGCAGCCAGACCGGCACGACCAGCGGCAACCGCACCAGCTTCCACTACGGCACGGCAGCGAACACTGCCGTCATCGCGCCGGCCGACATCGCGCGCATGACCTTCGGGATTGCGATCCCGACGATCACCACGATGGCGGCCAAGCTGGGCTGCGGGCAAGACCTGAGCGTCGCCACGGCCGACCAGCTCGGCACTGCCGGCATGTGGGTCGAGTTCGTGCCGGCCACCAGCGCGAAGTGGCGCTATGCCACGCGCCAGGCCAGCACCAGCACGGTGAACAACGACACCGGCGCGGACGTGGCGGCGGCGACCTTCTACCGCTTCGACATCATCAGAAAGCAGAACGGCAACGTGCAGTTCCTGAAGAACGGCGTGATCCAGTTCGAGCACTCGACGAACCTGCCGACGACGGTGGGCAACGTCGGTACCACGGTGCACACGCTGACCGCCGCCGCGCGCAACATCGACCACGACTACTTCGGCCTGAACCTGGCGCCGTTGGGCAACCGCTGGACTTGAGGGCGCGCCATGACACGGCGGCGCGGCTTCAGCTATCCCAGCGCGGCGACTCGGGCGAACAGCGTCCCGGCTCCCGGATCAGGCGCGATCGAGTTCGTGCGCCAGTCGTCGACGCTGGCGCAGATCTGGACCGGCGGCTCGGTGTGGAACTCGCCCGGCAACGTCACGCTGAGCGGCGTGGCCTCCGGCAACCTGGTGCTGACCTTCGGCGGCTGGTGGGATTCCGAGCACGGCACCGGCGGCACGCAGGTGGTGCCGACCAACACGAACGGCACATTCTCGGCCGGGCGCAACCCGACGCTGCCGAGCTTCAGCCCTGCGCCCGGCTGGCCGGTGCACGGGCAGATCGCCTACATCGCTGGATCGAACGCAGGCACGCACGTCATCACGCCACAGGTCATCGGGCTGAGCGGTGACGGCTACTTCCTGGCGGCGGAGTTCGCCGGGCCCGGCTCGACCTGGACGCTCGTCGACGGCGGCGACAACCTGGCGCTGAGCGGGACCGCTGGCGCGGTGGATGGCGTCACGGTCAACACGGTCGGCACCGCTGCTCAGCTCGGCGACCTGGTCGTGGCGGTCTGCGTGACCGACGGCGATCCTTCGGCCATCGGCGTCGGTGCACCGACCGGCTACGCCAACGAGCTGCTGGCCACCGTCACGGCAACCGACAACATCGGCGTCGGCGTAGGCTGGAAGCTCGCCACAGTGGCCGGGCAGCAGTCCGCCTCCTGGACCTGGGCCGACAACGACTGCAAGCTGGGCGCGGGCCTGATCGCCGTCTTCCGAAAGAGCTGAGATGGCCTGCGATGCAGCACTGGTTGGCGCACGCGGCACAAGTGGCAGCAACACCGTCACGACCACGGCCGGCACTACGGCGGCGACCGGCAGCAGTTTCGCGCTGCTGGTCTCCTGGGATGGCACGGTCTCGATCAGCGGGACCATCACCGACAGCAAGGGCAACACCTACACGGCGGTAGGCACGCCGCAGGCCGACTGGACGAGCACCTGGGGCGTCTCGCAGTGGTTCTACTGCGAGGATGGCGTAGGCGGCACGTCGCACAGTGTCACGGTCAACTTTACCGGCACAGCGTACCCCGTCGCGCACCTGATCGAGGTCACGTCGGCAAATGGTGCGCCGGTCTACGACTCGGCCGCCACCGCGCAGAACCAAGACGCGGCCAGCCCGTACACCGTCACCTCCGGCACGCTGACGAACGCCACGTCGGTGCTGCTGTCAGGCTGCGGAGCGAACCGCGGCGCGGACGGCGCATACAGCTCGAGCAACTTCACGGTGCTCAGCCAGGAGCCGGCGGTGTCCAGCTTCTGGACGTCGGGCGCGGCGAAGCTGGTTGTCTCGGCAACCACCGCGGTCACGCCGTCGTGGACGGTGCTGAACCGCAGCGAGACGGCGGGCGTCACGGTCATCTCGTTCTACGAGCCTGCCGGGGCAAGTGGACCGGTCGGGCTCGCTTCGGAGACCGATACTGCGCTGGCTTTGTCGCCGGGCTCCAGCGGGTCACCAGTCGGGCGGGCAAACGAAACCGACACAGCGCAGCCGCTGTTCGGGATCAACTTCGCCCAGCTCGAAGACCTGTTCACCTTCGGCGACGACGAAGGCTACGAGTCTGCGGCCGGCGGCATCAAGCTGTTCGGCGGCTTCGTCGATGCGGGTGCAACTGCGCCGGCTGGGCTGAGCGCAGAGACCGACACGGCACTGCCGCGCGGCTCGGCCAGGCCTGCAGGCCTCAGCGCCGAGACTGACGCCGCGCTGGCTCTTGCAGCGCGGCAGGTGCGCGCGGTCGGGCTGGCGGCTGCCACGGACACGGCGCTGGCCCTCGTGGCGGTGCAGATCCGCGCCGTGGGCATCGCGGCAGAGACCGACACGGCACTTGCACTCGGCGGTGTCGCGCTTCAAGCCGTTGGCCTTGCATCTGAGGCCGACACCGCGCTGGCGCTTGCTGCGGTGCAGGTTCGATCCACTGGTCGCGCAGACGAGACCGATTCGGCGCTGGCACTTAGTTCGCCGGCAGGGTCTGCTGCTGGCCTGGCTGTCGAAACAGATTCGGCCTTTGCACTGTCAGCTGTGCAGATCCGCTCGGTCGGCCTTGCAACGGAGACCGACACCGCTCTCGCCCTGTCGGCGAACGTCGGATCGGCTGCTGGGCGGGCTGACGAAACCGACTCGGCGCTCGGATTGGCCGGCGTGCAACTGCGCGCGGTTGGGCTTGCCACTGAAACAGACTCGGCGCTAGTGCTCGCTGGCGTGCAACTGCGGGCTGCCGGGCTGGCAACTGAAACCGACACGGCACTGGCCCTGGCTCGGCTTCAGCTCGGCACAGTCGGCATTGCCAACGAAACGGACAACGCGCAGGCGTTGCTGGCCGCTGGTGCGCAGCCACCCGGCATCGCGTCGGAGACCGACGCCGCCTTCGCGCTTGACGGCGTGCAGGTGGGCATCGTCATCCCTCAAACGTCGTTCGCCGAGTTCTCTGGCGCTGTCGTCAAGTCAAAGGCTGAGCCGAGGCAGCCGCGCGTGCGGGCGCCAAAAGCAAGGGTAGCGCGCGAGAAGGCAGTCGAACTCAAGCCGCCGGTCATCGCAAGCGTTGGCATGTCGATCGAGACGTGCGAGGCCATGGCCTTGGCCGGCTACATCGTCGACGGCGGGCTGATGCGCTCGATGCCGAAACCGCAGCGCGGGCCGATCGAGGACCGCGTCAGATTCCTGGAGCGAGAGGTGTCTACCCTGCGCCGCGCTCTCAATGGATCCAGGGGAACACAGAAGGAGCAATGAACCATGACCGAAGCCGTACTCGACACCACTCCCCCGGCAGCAGCAGCGGCCCCGGCAGCCGCAGCAGCACCGGCGCCTGCAGCGGCGACTCCGACTGCACCTGCAGCGCCTGCCGCCCCGGCAAGCCCGGCCGCCCCTGCCCCTTCGTTGCTGGCAAAGGGGGCTGCCGCTTCGCCTGCCCAGCCGCCGGCCGATGCGCCTGCCTCGCCGATCCCGGCGAAGTACCAGGTCAAGACGGCTGACGGCAAGGTCGACGTCGATGCGTCGATGGCCAAGTGGAGCGAAGGGCACTCGAACCTGGAGAAGCGCCTCGGCGGCGGTGATGCGCCGCCGGCCACGCCCGAGGACTACGCGCCGACGCTGCCCCAGGGCCTGACGATGGAGACGCTCAAGGCCGATCCGCTGTTCTCCGGCTTCCTGAAGGGTGCCCACGCCCGCGGCATGAGCAACGCCGACGTGTCATTCGTGCTCGAGTCCTACCAGGCGCGCATGGCCCTGGCCAACTCCCCCGAGGCCGGCGAGGCCCAGCTGCGCAAGGACTGGGTCACGGACGACCAGATGGAGCGAGGCTTGGCCGAGAGCTACCGCGCTGTCGCCGCCTTCACGAACGGCGACAAGGACCGCATGGCGCGCATCGAGGCCAAGTTCGGCAACGACCCCGATTTCGTGTGGCTGACCGCGCAGATCGGCAAGGAGCTGCAGGAAGACACCTCGGTGCAGGGCGGGCTTACCGGCGGCGAGCAGCAGACGCTCGAATCGCTGATGGCGTCGCCGGCCTACATGGACGGCAAGCACGCCGACCATGCCCGCGTCGTGGCTCAGGTGCAGACCCTCTACAGCAAACGCTACGCCGGCCGCTGACCTGTAGAGATTTCTCCGGGCGGGTGGTTGCACATTGCCGCCATCCGCCCGGCGTGGCTGCCGGATACCGGAACAGCCCGACGAGAACGCAGAACGCCATGCGCCCCCGTTGAACTGCGGCCCGAGAGGACACCCGCGACCCGGCGATTCGAACCCAACACAAGGAACGGATCATGTCCACCTCTCCGACCATCACCACTGCATTCAAGCAGCAGTTTCACGACACCTTCCTGCACGCGCTGCAGCAGAAGGAATCCCGCTTCCAGGGCCGCGTGCAAGATCGCGGCATGATCGCCGGCTCCAGCTTCACCACGAACAACCTCGGTCTGGTCGAGGCCCGCGAGGTCACCGGCCGCTACCAGGACAAGACGGCACAGGACGTCAGCCACGAAACGCGGATTGCGTACATGGCCGACTACGACATCGGCCCGCTGGTGGTCGACGGCTTCGACCTGGCCAAGCTGACCGCCGACCCGACCTTCAAGTACAGCGAGCTGCTGGTGACCGCTGCCAACCGTCGCAAGGACAAGACGATCTATCGGGCGCTGCTCGATGGCTCGCTGACCCGCACGACCGAAGGCGGCACCGTCTCGAGCACCGCGCTGCCCGCCGGCCAGATCATCCTCGCGGGTGCCACCGGCTTCACCAAGACCAAGATCCTGACCGCGGTTGCGCTGTTCCGTGCCAACGAGGCGGACGCCATGAACGGCGAAGAGCTGTACATGGCCTACAACTCGACGATGGTGCGCCAACTGCTGGCCGACACCACGCTGACGTCGGCCGACTTCATGGCCACGCAGATGCTGCAGGCCGGTCAGGTCGCGCAGAACTGGTGCGGCTTCACCTGGATTCCGTACGAGCAACTGGACGTGGGCGCCGGTGGCGGCACGGACCGTCGCACGGTGGCCTGGTGCAAGTCCGGTGTGCAGTTCGGCACCGGCATCGATGTCCGCACCGACGTCGACACCAACAAGAGCAAGCGCGGTCACCCGACCGAGGTCTACGGCTGGCTCTCTCTTGGCGCCACGCGCCAGGACGAGAAGAAGGTCGTCGCCATCGACTTCACCGCGGCCTAAACCTCAAGGAGCAACATCATGGCTGAATTCGACTCCCGCCAACTGGCGGCTCTGGAAGGTTCCCCGAAGGTCAAGGCCTCGCCGTTCGATCATGGCCGCATCTCGGTCGCGGTCGCCACGACGCCGGCCACGGCTGCCTGGGCGCAGAACGACACCTGGAACACCGGCATCGTGATCCCGAAGGGCTCGCGCATCCTGCGTTCCGGTCGCCTGTCGCACGGCATCTTCGGCGCCTCGGTGACGATGCATGTCGGCATCCGCGCCCTGGACGCTGCCAGCACCGTGATCGACGTGGACGGCATCGCCGCCTCGCTCGACGTGGCTGCCGCTGGCGTCAAGGAACTGGACGGCGGTTCGCTGTTCGCTGCCGGTGTGGCCTACACGACCACGCAGGACAGCGAGGTGTACTGCACGCTGAACGCGGCGAACCCGACCGACAACGCGCAGGCCGAGCTCGAGATCCACTACATCGCGCCGATGGCGACCTGATCGAGAGCGGTTGCCCACCTCTTTCTCCCGGGTGGGTTGTTTCAAAGGGGGCCGGAGACGGTCCCCTTTTTTCATGGAGCCTGACGCATGACGACGGCAGTGGGAATTTGCAGCAATGCCCTGCTGATGCTCGGCGATCGACCGATTGCCAGCTTCGACGAGGCGCAGGACCGGGCGGCGCTGGCCTCCAACCTGTGGCCGGTGGTGCGCGACTCCATCCTGCGCTCGCATCCGTGGAACTGCGCGATCAAGCGCGTGGCACTGGCGCCCGACGTCGCCGCACCCGCGTTCGACTGGTCCTACGCCTTCACGCTGCCAGAGGACTTCCTCAAGGCGCTGTCGATCGGCGAGATGGGCCGCGAGGGCGAGTTCCGCATCGAGGGCCGCAAGCTGCTGTGCGACGACAATCCCTGCTACCTGCGCTACGTCTTCAAGAACGACAACCCGGCCACCTACGACACGATGCTGGTCGAGGTGCTGGTGGCCGAGATGGCGCACCGCATGGCCTACGCCATCACGCAGTCGGCCTCCATGGTCGACACCATGGCGCAGAAGGCCGCGATGCTGATCCGCCGGGCGCGCGCAGTGGATGGCCAGGACGACACGCCGGAGCAGCTGGGCGATAACCCGCTGTACGAGGCTCGGTTCCTGGGTTCCGGCCGGGGCTGACGCATGCCGCGCGTCACGCTCAACCAGACGTCATTCACCGGCGGGGAGATCTCGCCGCGCGCCATGGGGCGCACCGACATCGACCGTTACGGCACCGCGCTGAAGAAGGCGCGCAACTGCCACCCGGTCATCACCGGCGGGCTCAAGATGCGCGAGGGGTCGCTGCATGTTGGCACTGGTGTGGCATTGAATCCGCTCGAGTCCGTGCTGATCCCGTTCATCGTCGGGCGCGATCAGGCCTGGCAACTGGAGTTCTCTGCCAACCTGGTCACGGTCTACAACTCTGACGGCACCGCGGCCGGGGTCACGATGGCGTCGCCGTACGTGGCGGGGGCCGTTGCTGATGTGGAATATGCGCAGTCCGGCAGCACCATGTGGCTGTTCCACAAGGACAGCCCGATTCAGCGCATCCAGCGGTTCGCGTCTGGCGTGTGGGTGCTCAGCCCGGCACCGTTCACCACGCTTCCGTTCGCCGAGACTGGCCTCATTGGCTCCGGGTTCCTGGCCATCTCGCTGACGACTGTCGGTGTTGGCCGCACAGTCACCGGCCCGGCCGGCACCTTCCTGGCCTCCGATGTTGGCCGCGGGCTGCTCGAGACGAACGGCTCCGGCATCGCGGTCATCACCGGCTACACCAGCGCCACGCAGGTGACTGTCGAAGTCACGCGAGCATTCTCGTCGGCCTCGTTCCCGTTCTGGACGCTGCAAGGCAGCCCGCTCACCGCAGTCACGCCAAGCGCTAAGGATCCGCTTGGCGCCACCATCACGCTGACCGCTGCGGCTGATGCCTGGCGCTCGACCGACGTCGGAGCGATGGTCCGCATCAACGGCGGGCTGTGCAAGATCACGTCGCTGACGTCAGCACTCATCGCGAACGCGACGATCATCCGCGAGCTGACGTCGACCGTCGCCGCGCCGTCACTGGCCTGGTCAATCGAGTACGCCGTATGGGGTCCGTATGTTGGCTACCCGCGGACCGGCACCGTGCACCAGCAGCGGCTCATCGCCGCCGGCACCAGTCTCTACCCGCTGACCGTGTGGGGCTCGCGCCTGGCCGAGCCGCTGGACTTCGAACTTGGAACAACCGACGACCTGGCATTCTCGTTCACGATCGACAGCGACCAGGCGTCGGCGATCTCCTACGTCACCAGCGCTCGAGACCTGGTCGTGTTGACCGAGTCCGGTGAGTTCAGCATGCGCAGCGGCATCGAGAAGCCGATCACGCCGACGAACGTGCGCGTGGTGCCCGAGAAGAATCACGGCTGCGCTCAGGTCCGCCCGGTGCAGATCGGCGACGAGACGATGTTCGTACAGCGCGCCGGCCGCAAGATCCGCTCCATCGGCTGGCGCTACGAGTTCGACAGCTACAAGGCTCCCGACATCACCGCGCTGGCCGAGCACCTGACGACATCCGGCGTGCAGTGGATGGCCTACCAGCAAGAGCCCGACCTGATGCTGTGGGTTGTGCGCGCCGATGGCAAGTTTATGACCTGCACCATTGACCGCGACCAGCAGCCCAGCGTGATCGGCTGGGCACTGCACGAAACTGACGGCATCGTCGAGTGCGTGTCGGCCATCCCGAACGGCGACCGCGAGCAGGTGTGGGCCATTGTGCGGCGCACCATCAACGGCGCGACCGTGCGGCTGATCGAGCGATTCGACGGCACCTTCGAGCCGATGCACCCGAGCGTGACGACTGACGGGCCGGTCTACGGCTGCACGGTCGACTGCGGCGTGGTGATCGACAACCCGGCCGGGCAGACGGCGTTCACGGTGGCGCACCTGGCGAACACCGTCGTGACCGTCGTGGCCGATGGCTCGCCCATGGGCACGTTCACCACGGACGGCACCGGGGCACTGACCCTGCCGCGCGCCTCGAAGCGCACGCTCATTGGGCTGCCGTTCCGCTCCGAGGGTCAACTGCTGACGCCTGAACTCGGCACCGGCGAAGGCTCGGCGCAGGGCAATGCGGCGCGCACCGCCGAACTGTCGATGCGCTTCCTCGACACGATCGGCGCGAAGGTGGTCGACTCCGAAGGCGGCGAGCAGGTGGTGCCGTTCCGCCGGTTCGGCCCCGACATCCTGGACGCCGCGCCGGAGCCGTACACCGGCCTGCTGCGCATCTCGAAGCTGGGATGGGATCGTGGCGTTGCCGAGGTGTCCGTCGTGCAAGACCAGCCCCTTCCGTGGCATCTGCTCGGTGTCATTCGTAAACACACGGTGAACGGCTGATGCTGACCGTTCACACGCTCACCCCCGACCGCATCGTGCGTTGCGCGCTGGCGCTGCGCGATGCCGACCAGGCCGAGCTCGACGCGGCCGGGGTGGATGACCCTGCCGAGATGCTGGCCGAGGCCCTGCCGGCGTGCAGTTGGTCCTACGAGGCGCAGTGGAACGACCGGCCGGTGTTCATGTACGGTGTGCGCCCGCTGCCCGGCAACGAGATCGGGATTCCCTGGATGCTGTCGACGGTGCACCTCGAGCAAGCCGAGCGCGTGGCGGTGGCCAGGCTGGCGCGCAAGGTGGTTGCGCAGATGCGGGCCGAGTTCCCGATCCTGACCAACATGGTGCACGCCGACAACGAGGACGCCATCAAGTTCATCCAGTGGCTAGGGTTCAAAGTCTTTGAAGGCCCATCCGGGCCGGGCGGCAAGTTTCGACAATTCATGTGGAGGCGCGCCTGATGTGCGACCCAATCACGATGATCGCGGCCACTGCTTCGGCAGTCGGCAGCATCCAGCAGGGCAAGGCGCAGCAGGCGCAGGCCAATGCCATGGCCGGCGAGTCCGAGTATCAAGCCGGCGTCGCGCGGTCGAACGCTGAAGCCGAGGCCTTCAACATCCGCCGGGCCGGCGCGCGCCAGCGTGGCGACACCCTGTCAAGCGTGGTCGCCTCCGGGGTCAAGATCGGCGAAGGCTCTGCACTGGATGCCGAGCGCCAGGTCATGGAAGACGCCTCCCGCGACGAGTACATGGCGCTGCTGACCGGCGAGCGCCAGTCGTCCGCCTATCTGCGCGAGGCAGAGAACCAGCGCCGAGCCGGGCGTGACGCGCGCCGCGCCGGCAACATCGGCGCCTTCACTTCCCTGCTGTCGGCCGGTGGCAGCTACGCCAAGGCCAGCGGCTGGCGCTCCAACGGTCCCGGCTTCTCCGGCACGCAGATGCCGGCGCCTGTCGAGTCGCGCAACATTCCCAGGGGCTGACGCATGGCTCGAATCTCTCTCGGCAACTTCGGCAACGCTACCCCGGGCCGGGCGCCGCAAGTCTCCCAGCCGGCCGGTGCGTACGGTGCAGGTGCGGCTGCCGCGCTCGAGGCCGGCGGGCGGGTGGCGACGAACATCGGCCTGGACATGGTCGCAGCCGAAACGCGCATGGCCAACGACGAGATGCAGCGGCAGAAGGCCCAGGCCGACGCCGTCGAGCGCGCGCAGGAAGGTGCGGCGCTGCACGAGACGCAGGACAAGCTGCGCGATCTGCACGACGAGATCGGCAACCAGGTGCTGACTGGCCAACTCCCGCGCGAGGCAGCCGAGCAGACGTTCGGCGAGCGATCGAAGGCGGTCATTGACGAGGCCATGCCGCGGTTCCGCAACAGCTCGAAGCCTCTCGTGGCACCGCGCCTGCAGGCCGACACCGCCACCATGGGCAACAGCGTGCGGCGCATCGTCGAGAAGCGCGGCAAGCAGGAAGTCACGACGGCGGTGAGCAAGTCGCTGGAGTACTTCGAACGCCTCTACCTGACCGATCCTGTGGCCGCGCAGAAGGGTGCCGAGGGCACGCTGGCTGCGATGGGTCCGTGGTCCGACATGTCGCCCGAGCAGGTGGCCAAGGCTGGCCAGGGCTGGAAGGAGCGCACGCAGTTCAACGCCGCACTGCGCCTTGTCAACGACGGGCGCCGGGACAATGCCGCGCTCGACCAGGTAGCCAAGAGCCTGGACGATCCTCGGTTCGCCGACCTGGACCCGAGTCGGCGCGGCCAACTGCTGACCACGATCGAGGCCTACCGTGTGTCCAACGCGCAGAAGGCTGAGGCCGACGCGCGCCGACGCCAGGCTGACGAGGAGCGGGTCTACAAGCGCGCCGAGTCGCAGTTCAACGCCGCGCAGTCGATCATCACGACCGGCAAGATCTTGTCGCCAGACTACGTGCAGCAGGTGACGCAGGCGGTCGCCGGAACGCCGTTCGAGGGTGCGCTGCGCGAGACGCTGCGCCAGGGGCCGGAGCGGGCAGCGTTCGGTGTCCGCCCGCTGGCTGAGCAGGCTGCTGCACTGCAGCAGTTGCGCGGTCAACTCAACACCCAGGGCACCGACCCGACGACCGAGAAGCGCGTCTCCGATCTGGAGAAGGTGCACGCCGAGGCGGTCAAGGACTACGCGAAGGATCCGCTCGTGGCGGCGCTGGACCGTGGCGTGCTGAAGGCGATTGAGCCGCTGGCCATGACCGACATGCCGAGCCTTGTCAATGGCCTGGCCGCGCGCACGCAGCAGGCAGCCGTCGTCGAGCAGCAGGTCGGCAAGCCGGTGTCACCGCTGACCGCGCAGGAAGCCGAGCGCGTGGGCGAGATGCTGGCGCTGCTGCCGCCGGCCGATCGCTCCAAGTACGTGGCCACGATGGCGCAGGCAGTCGGCCCGAAGTCGGCGTCGGCGCTGGCCGCGCAGATCGACAAGAAGGACCGCGCGCTCGGTCTTGCCTTCGCCATGGCCGGCAGCCAGACGACAAACGGGCGGTTTACTTCCGAGCTCGTGCTCAAGGGCGCGCAGGCCAAGAAGGACGGCACCAGCACCAAGGGCGAGAAACAGCCCGACGTGAAGGTGGCCAGCTGGAAGGCAACGGCATCGGCTGAACTGGCCGACGTCTTCCCGACGCAGACCGCGAGCGATGCCTACCGCGACGCCTCCGAACTCATCATGCACGGCATGGCCGCGGAACAGGGTGGCCGGCTGAGTCAGGACGACATGCGGCGCGCTGTCGAGCTGGCGATCGGCGGGAAGCTGGTCGAGCACAACGGCCGGAAGATCCCGCTGCCGGCCGGCGTCGATACCGACATGCTGGACAAGCGCCTCAAGTCAGTGACAGCTGACGAACTGGCTCCCTTCGGCAAGACGGTGCGGGCTGGCGGTGTCGAGATCCCGACCGAGGAATTCGTCAAGACCCTGCCGGGCGCCGAGCTGATCTACGCCGGCCCGGGTCGGTACAGCGTGATCGTCAGCGGCCGGCCAGTCGTCGGGGCCAACGGAAAACGGGTGGTCATCGGGGTAACGCAATGAGCCTCGGCGACGCCTACCAGGACGACGTCGATCGCGCGCTCGATGCGCAGGCCGCGCTGCCGGTCGATCCGGTCATGCCGAAGCCGCGGGGTCTGTGGCGCACGGCTGCCGACTCGCTGCTCGGTGCCGGCGCGAAGCTGCAGGCGTCGGCGCTTGAGGTGGGCAACGTCATTGGCCCGGCGCTGGCACTGTCGGCTGATCCATCCAATGCCGACGCGCTGGAGGCTGTCAAGCGCGCGCCCGACTTCCGGCAGACCGAGCAGAGCAAGCCCTTCCGAGACTTCGAGCGCAAGCTGCGCCCGGATCCCGTCACCGCCAGCAAGGCCGAGGAAGTGGTCTACGGTGCGACCGGCGCGATGGCCACGCTTGTGGGTGGCACGCTGCTCGGCGGGATCCCTGGCCTTGCCGCGGCGGCTGGTGAGCAGGGCTTCTCATCCTCCGAGGATCTGGCGCAGCAAGGCGTTGACCTGAAGACCCGCACCGCTGTCGGCACGCTGACGGCTGGCGTCACTGGCGCCAGCGCGCTGCTGCCCATGGCTGGGCCGACCGTCAAGGCCACGATCGGGCTGTACCTGGCCGGCGGCCCGGGTGGATTCGTCGCCCAGCAGTACGCAACGCGCAAGATCCTGGAGGCCGCTGACTACGCCACGATCGCCAAGCAATACGACCCGCTGGACCCGACCGGCCTGCTGGTGTCGGCACTGATCCCGGCGCCGTTCGCTGCCTGGGGCATCCGCGGAAACCTCAAGGCGCGCAAGGGTGCTCCGGCTGCCGATGTGCCTCCCACTACGCCGAACCAGCCGCAGGACGTGGTCGACGCCGCGATGGCGCACAACCTGACGCTGCAGCGGGACATCCGCGAATCGGTCGAGATCGCGCCGCGCGCTGGCGAGACGGTGCCGATTCAATCGCTTGCCGAGTTCGCCCAGCAGCGCGGCACCAAGCCTGCGGCAGCCTCGGCCGACGGTAGCGACGGGTTCCTCGGCTGGCTCAAGCAGCAGGGCGGCGTGTCGTCGTCCGAGAAGTTCGACATCACCGGCGAAGGCTCCGGCATCAGCCGCGGCGCCATCTTCAAGCGCGCGGGGCTGGGTCTGGATGAACTGGCGCGGCGCGCTGAGGCGGACGGGTTCCTGCCGCCAGGGTCTGTGGCGTCGGCCATGGACAACGGCGGGACGCGCGCCATGGCCGATCTGATCCAGCGCGCGGCCGGCGGCGAGCGGGTGCTGACCGCTGAGCAGCAGATGGCGCGGGCCATCGAAGAGCGCACGCAGGCCATGACGCAAGAGCGCGTCGGCATCCTCGAGGACCGGCTGCGCATGCTGGGTGAGGATCCGGCCCCGGCGAAGGGCGACCTCGACACGCTGGAGTCATACCTGGCGCAGCACGAGGATCGACTCGTCGGAGCCATGATGGAGGACATCGCTGCACAGCAGCAGGCGCTGTCGGTCGAGGCCATGGTGCCGTCCAAGCAGGCCAAGCCGGAGCCGGTGCAGGTCGAGCGCGCGAAGCTGGCGATGCAAGACATGCAGGACAGCGGCAAGCCTCTCGCCGACTTCGCTGCTGGCGCCAAGCTCGAGCCCGACGTGCAGAACCTGCTGATCGGCCTGGCCGAAGCCGGCAAGGATGTCCAGCGCGCGGCCCGCATGCTCGGCGACTTCACCCGGGCGGTTGAGGCTCAGCCAGGCCGCAAGCCGGTGGACATCGCCGCCGACGTGGTCGAGGCCAGCCGCGAGGGCCGCACCGTCACGCCGGAGCCGCAGCAAGCGCCGGCCAGCGCCGGCACGCCCGAGAAGGCCACAGCCGAATCCATCCAGAGCCGCATCGCTGAACTGGAGGCCGCGGCGCCCGACATGGTGGTGCGCATGGCCGACGACGGCAAGCCGGTGACGCTGGCCGACGAGATGGCGCGCATCAGGCGCGAAGCTGCGGAAGGCACCGACACCGAACTTGGCACCAACGATGCCGGCCTGCTGAAGGTGGCAGCCGAGTGCGCTATGTCAGTGGGGCAGGTATGAGCTGCAGCATCAGCAGCCCGAGCAGGCAGCCGGCCAGCGCCAGCCATTTGACGACACGCCACCAGGCGCGGAAGTACGATGTGGCGCCGCGCGCCGTGCCGCTGATGAAGAAGCCGAACAGCCAAACCCAGGCCAGCATCGCAGCGAGCGAGCCGGTCATCACGAGGATCTGAGGTATGGCAATTGCACCCAAGTGCGTGGCCCAGTTGAACGCCGCGGCAGGCAAGGCACTTTCGCCGGGCAAATTGAAGGCCATCGAGACTGAACTCGACGCGACTATGCGCGAACTTGCGCGCCGTGACAAGGGGCGCTGGCGTTCCCTCTCACGCGACCAGCGCGTGGCCGAGGCTGCGATGGAGGCCATGAAGCAGATCGAGGCCGATGCCAGCCTGAAGCAGTACCGCACGATGCTGCAGATGCTGCGCACCTCGGAGACTGACGCCCGGATCACGCAACAGAAGGGCGTCAACGACCTGACCCAGTCGCAGGCCCTGGTGCGCGACATCGAGCAGACGTCGCAGTATGTCGACGCCGTGCGCAATGACTCGATCTCGCAGATGACCGAGATGATCGACGCCGCCGAGGCAAAGGACGGCACCGGGCTGATGCGCAATCTCGGCATGCGGCTGTTCGACCTGGACAACCCTGCGATGACGGCCGACATCGTGCGAGAGGTGTTCAAGCTGGGCGATGGCCACACTGGCAACAAGACGGCGCAGGCCGCGGCGAAGGCATGGCTCGACACGATCGAGACCATGCGCGTGCGGTTCAACGCGGCCGGCGGCAACGTGGGCAAACTGGCCTACGGCTACCTGTCGCAGAAGCATGACGCGCTGAAGGTGTTCGAGGCCAAGGCCGACAAGTGGGCGGCTGACGTGCTGCCGCTGCTCGACCGCGAGCAGTACGTCCGGCCCGATGGTTCGCTGATGGACAACGCCGAAGTGACGGAACTGCTCAAGGCCTCGCACGAGACGCTGGCCACCGGCGGGAAGAACAAGGTCGAGCCCGGCCAGTTCGTCGGCACCGGCGCGAAGGCGAACCGCGGCAGCGATCACCGCGTGCTGCACTTCAAGGACGGCGACGCATGGATGCAGTACATGGACGCCTACGGGCAGGGCAGCCTGTACGACTCCATGACCGGGCACATCGGCGGCATGGCGCGCG